GAATAGAGTTGCACTCCTTCAGGAACCTGCCGAGCCAAGTCGTAATACCACTGCACAAATTCGGAGTTTGTGGCACGTTCTAATCTGCCATCTAAGACATAAAACTTACCCTCGTGCACACCCAGAAGAAACATCGCTTTCATGGAGTTTTGCGCTTGCTTGTTGTTCGATGGTGACGGATCGCCATAGAGAACCAAAAACGGAAACTTCGACAACGCAGGAGGTTTGCTCCAGTTCATTTCGGTAAATACTTGTCCCTCGACAATCGGGTTATTCATATACTCTTTTTGGAAGGCGCGGTAGCCCATTCTTTCGCGCTCTTGGATACGTTCCTCAGTCCAGAATTCGGGCCACGAGGGAGCACCCTTTTCGTTCCTAACATTAACCCTGCTTACCCTTGCACCCTCGATTTTGGCGATATTTGCAAGTACAGAGTTTTGAGAGATCAAGTTCCCCACCATAACGAAACGTCCCCCTTCGGCTCCGAATGTACCATATAAAGCCTCTTTAACCCAGTCGGTCATTTTGGCAACACGCTGTTCATTTTGGCATAGTTCGTCATCGTCCAAGTCGTCAATCACGATATAGTCGGGACGTTTATTTCGATACCTTAAACCGCGAGGCGACTGTCCACGTCCACGTGCAAAGAACGCAACACCGTCTAACGTCACAAACTTGCCCTGCTCCCACGAACCGGCGTTATACTGTTTGCCAAAATCGGCTTTATACCTTTGATTATATTGCAATTCCGCTTGGATATCCGATAGCAAGGTGTTTGCGTTATCCTCGCTCTTGCCTACCAAAACAAACACGTTAATATCTCGTTTCTCTTGGCATTTGAGCCATAGCGGAATAAACACGTTTATATGTGTCGATTTTGCATGCCCACGTGCCCAGATATATACAAAATTAGCCTGTGGGTTGTTTTTAATTTCATTGGCAGCTCTTATATGAAATCTGGCAGAGGGAATTGTTTTACCTGTAACTCGGTCTAATGTCCAGTGCGGAAAGTAGTATTCAACAAACTCTCGGTAATTATTGCGCAACCTAGCTATTCTATTTGTTTTTTGCTCTTGAGTTTCAGGAACAATAAAAGTAAAGTTATTAACTTCAATAACGTGTTTTTCCCACCGTTCTCTTGCGGCTCTCTTTTCGCTAAGTGTCGTCATACCTTTAATTTTTGCTCATACGTTCGCCAACGTATATATCCTGATACTTATTAATAGTTTTTATAAGCTCTGATGATAACTCTTTGTCAAAGCTTATGCGAGCCTGTAACCAGCGATTAAAGTTTATAAAAGTGTCTATTTCATTAACCACGTTGGTTTTTTTGTCAAGTCGCTCGATCGAAGCTGCCAGCTTGCTAATTTGGTCAGCAACTTTCACCGATTCGGCTGTAGGATTATCGCTTGCCATTACACCGTCCAATAGGCGTGCAATCAATTCAAGGTTCTTATTTATCAGCTCCGTGCGTGTCACTTGTGTACCTGCGCGTAGTGTACTCCATTTTTCAGCTTTAGCCCACCTCCCTACAGTAACTTCTGATACACCTATTTTTTGTGCTATAGCCTTTTGTGTCTCGCCTTGCAGGTAATATATCTTTGCCCGCTCTCTCTTATCTTCCATCTGTTTTTTGGTAGCCATATAGTTGAATTTTGTTTACAAAATTCAATAGAATTGATTAGTACTGCAAGGTTTATTTCAATGCTTGAAACATAATATATAAGGCTTGTTACAATGTTTGCGGGGCTGTTGCCTATGCGTTTATTTTGCAAAAAATAAACGCATGATTGATCTTATTTATATGAGAGATAACGATTTTTTAATCGAGGAGAAAGGCACAACTGCCGAGGTATATCTATATGGCAGTATAGGGGAATATCTTGATATTGATACCAATAAACTTATATACGAGTTAGAAAGATTAAGAAAAAGAGGGATAAAGAACTATCTCTTTTACGTCAACTCGGACGGTGGCGAGGTTTTACAGGGCTACACTTTGTTCAACTATTTAGACCGCACCGAAGTCGGCGTAACGTTCGTAGTTGACGGTGTTGCAGCAAGCATGATGGCGATGTTGTTGACCAACCCAAAGCATCGTGTAAAAGCTGCCAAACATGCCAAGTTTATGTATCATCGCATTCACGGATATGTATCCGGTAACTCCACCGAAGTACGCGCCCACGCCGATATGATGGACACTTTCGAGGCAAGCTTAATAGAGATGATGGCGACACGTATGAAAGTTGACGTGTCGGAAGTTAAAGAAAAGTTTTTTAACGATGGCATAGACCACTGGCTATCTGCAGAGGAGGCAAAAGAACTCGGATTGGTTGACGAAATCTTAGTTGGAGGTCGCGTAATACAAGAACCAAAAAACCTAAACGACAAACGCGAAGTATTTAACTACTATAAAAATCAGATTATTAACTTAAAAAAAACAAAAATGACACCAGAGAAAGAGAAAAACATTTATGCTCTTGCATTAGGAATGTCGCAAGATGAGGACGAATCCAAAATAATTGGTCGTCTCCAAAATCTTGTGAGCGAAAACGGAAAGCTCTCTGCAACAGTTCAATCCAAAGACAAGGAGATTGAAACGTTAAAAGCCGAATTGCAAAGCTTCCGCGATGAGAAAGTAACCAATATGATTAACGAAGCTATAGCCGACAAGAAGATTGGCGAAGATGAAAGAGAAACCTACACCGTGCTTGCAGAAAAAGATTTTGAAGCTACAAAAAAGGTGTTGAGCAAATTACCAGTTGTTGACAGATTGGTAAACAGGATTGACGATGATCAATCCAAAAGCGGAGGCGTATGGGAAAAACGACAAAAAGAGATTGAGGAGGGAAACAAGTAGGCCATGGGAAAAGAACAAAATCAAAACGTACAAGAAAACAATTCAACACAAGTTGAGGTGTTGCAAGCAATCTTGGAAAAGCTAACGAAAATAGAAGAGTTGTTATCAACTCCAGTTATTGTCGAGGAGAAACCTAAGTTGAAAAAATATGAACTTAAGGTAGCTGAAAATGAAGTGAAAGAGGAAAAGAAATCGAAAAACAGCAAAAACAAATAAAAAATGGGAGCAGTAATTAATAGTGCCTATAGTGGCGAAGTTTTAGATCAATTGCTTGTTAAAGCTACAACAGGCAATCAAATGGTTGCGGGTGGACACATCAGGGTAGAACCTAATATAACTCACAAATTTAGCATACCACGCTTACGAGCTGGGAATATGCTACAAAAACGCAAAGAAGATCCTGTGAAAGGCGATAGTAAAGGCGACTTCACAATTGATGAAAAGTATCTTGAACCAAAAGACGTTATGGCGTTTACTGTGTTCAATCCGAGAGCGTTTGAGAAATTTTGGCGTAAGTATCAACCAAAAGGTAACTTAGTATTTGCTGAGCTTCCACAAGATGCACAAAACGCAATGCTAAGCGAATTTGCAAAGGTTCTTGACTTTGAACTCGGCGAACACTTTATTAAAGGTGTTTATGGCACAAACGAGGGTCAATACTTCGACGGTATTTTGACACGTATTGTTGCAAGCACTACGGTTAAGAAGTTTGATACTCCAGAAGCGATCACAGAATCAAATATTCTTTCGGTGTTGAAATCTGTTAGAGACGTTATCCCCGTACACTTACGTGGTAATCAAAATCTCAAACTTTTTATGAGCGTTGACGATGCCGACATCTATGATGATGTTTTGACTAATCAACCAAGCAAAGGAACAGATTTTACAAAAACCAATCCCGAACGATTTAAAGGGATACGGATAGTCCCGTTGGCACAATGGCCCAAAAATGTCGTTGTTGCTGCAGTTGCAAGCTTGAATATTGATTCAAATTTCTGGGCTGGCGTAGGTTATGTCAACGATGCTGAAGTTATTCAGATAGACAAGCTAAGCAACGCTTCTGAGCTCTACTTTTTCAAAATGCTTATGAAAGCTGACACAAACATTGTGTTTGACGACGATATCGTGTTGTACGATGGAAGATAAGAAACAGATTTATAGTATGAGTACAAAAACAAAAGAAGAGCCGACTGTGCAAGAATCAAAAGAGGCGAAAGAGTTGAAAGTAGCAATCAAACGAGTGTTTGAAAATTTTCCTAACGTTGATATTGTTTATCACGATGGCAAAGAAGTGTTTTTCAACTTTGCAAAGCCAAAATTGACCGAGATCAGACGATCGGACTTTTTTAACAAAAAGTAAAAAACTATGGCGTTAAACAATATACAAATTTTACGAGAAAATGGGGGTGTGGGTGCCACACTCCCTGGCGAAGATCACTATAGTGGCTTGTTGGTATATTTAGATGATGCCGAACTGCCAACAGCAGATTCAGGGGTGACAGGAT